TTCAACCCACGTCATGATCTTTTTGGTCTCTTTGTAGACCGCTGCGGCCACATCGAATACCAGTTCTTCCGCACCCTGAGCCCGGATCAATTCGTACTTGTCCCCTCCCTCGGCGATTGTTCGGGAGATGTCCTCCTGTGTGCGCGATATAGCTCGTTCCTTTTCTTCAGCCTGAAACTTTTCGTCTGCCGATTTCTTCGACGCTTCTGCCGCCTCTGCTGCGTCCTGGTCAGCCTGTCGTTTGTCATCCCATTGCTTTTCCAGCTTGGCAACACGGTGCTCGGCAGTAGCGGCCCCATCGTTAATGACTCTTTCAGCCACTTCTTTAAATTCGATCCCCAGAGCCTTAAGCCCAGCGAGAGGGTCATCTTTAAAGGTTGCCAAAATTTTTCTGGTTTCTTCGAGCTCGGCGGTTGTTGCACCATGGGTTTCTCTTTCTAGCTTTATTTTGTCCTCGGAATCCCTGAGTTCCTTCTCCCTGGCCGTTACCTGATTGAACTTCTCCGACATCTCAATCTCTGACGGAGTTGGTGTGACGGGCTCTGCCGGTGTCAAGTCCGTACCAACCGGCTCTATCCCAACAGGGGCATCAGGTATCTCGGGTGCTACTGGTGCTGCTACTTCGGGGGCTGCTACTTCTGGTGTTTCATCTGGCACGTAGTCTCCAATCGTTTGCTAATAGGTCTGTTTGCGAAGCTAGCCACGGGACAAGATCGCCCTGGACTGTTTCCATATACAGGTAGGGAAGGGTCATTTTTGAGTTCTTATCGGGATACTGTATGGATACCGACATATTTTTGCCGTTCCACCCATCCCGATAAATTTGGTCTATCCTGCTGGTACTCGTCAATTCAGCCAGTGCGGCTGAGAAAGTCCCGGAAAATTCGGGGTCTGCCTGGTCTGCATAACTCATAATAATTGTTCCTCCATTGGCATAGTTGGTGCTAGTTCTGGGGCTGGTGCCATTTCCTGCGGCATTCCCCCCATTCCGGCGCCAGGCTGTTGAGCCATTGCCTGGGCCATCATTGCTGCCTGCTCTTCCTGCGCGACCCGGGCCATCTCTTCTTCCTTGGCCTGAATCTCCTGCATACACCTGCGAAGAAGTTTCAGCCTACTTTCCGGCATCCCCTGGGTTCTGCCCTCGAGATAATAAGACTGAGCCAGGGTTTTGGTCATCTGTATATCCTGATAAGGCTCTACTGGCTGATAGTCCCCGGTATCTATCATTTTTTCGATGTAGGAGAGGCAGGCATTGCGGCTGGCAAGTTTGATCCGGTTCAGTTTGGATATATCTGGAAAATCGAGCAATTCCCGGGCCTCTTCCGGATCAAACATCCCCGCTTCGACTGCTTCGGCGACCTGAGCGAACCTTCCTGCAGGTTCAGTCGGCAATAGCGCCGTTGGGTATGGTTCCACGGTGAAAGAATCCCGTGGAAGCTTAATATCCGAGTATTTCACGGGCTGCTGGGTCATACCGTCTTTCATGATGACGGTGGTATCAATACCGGCTTCCAGCAGCTCATCGAGATAGTCGAGTGCCATGTAAGTAGCCTGCGGCACGAAGAAGTCCTCGTACATTTGGTGAACACTGGCAAATCTCTCCGATTCGATATCTTGGTAATTACGGAGCGCAACCCCGGAGTCAAGTCCAGCCGGCTTCTGAGCCATCGCCGATAGCTGTGAGATTCCTGTAATCTCGTAAGCCTTGTTGAATAGCCGATCGACGTGGTTATATGTCTCAGGGTTGAAGGTGGTAGGAGTGAAGAAGGTGGGTGGTCTGTCTTTGTAATAATTGATCTCCCCGATCTGATTGGTCATTTTTTTCTTAGGGTTATGGTCAGAAATATGTAGCCACACTCTCGGGACAGCGATCCTTCTCAACCCGATCTGGATATTAGACAAGGTATAATTGATCTCTCTTTGGATACCTTGCAGCTCCTCGGCCAGGCCAATCCCGAAATAGCCCACGGGTCTAAGGGACCATCGCTGAATAAGGAAAGGAAAATAGGGTTTCGTCCACTCGGTATGCTTCAGGGTTCCGGTCTGGATGGTCACACAGAGAAGGCCATCGCCCGCGTCCTTGCTCGAGGGTATGTGATACGACTCAACAACCGGGATCATATCCTGAGTGTAATTTTCGGTGCCGGTTTGGGCTGCCGTAGCCTCGGCGATGAATTTTTTGTGCTCGGGATAGGTGTCATACAGGACTTCCCTGTCGATGTACTTCACCTGATGGGCAGACCTTGGTGTGCGGTATATGCCCTCAAATTGGTCGATAATCAATTCGTCCGAGATGAATCTTTCGCAGACGACTTTCTCGTCCTTGATATACATCTTAGCAGTACCAGTTCCAGATATAGCAGCATCAAGAAATACTTCTGAACCAATTTTGTAGAGACTTTCACGGGTCAAGCCTCCCTCGCCCATTTGGTTGAAAAGCGCCAGGATGAAGTTATTCATCTTCTTGGCCTTCTGCTGCAACATCCAGTTGCCGTCTGTTGTCAGGAAGAAGGGCCTTGGCTTCTCCTTGGCTATTTTTGAACGTACCGTATCGACGCACGACTTGATGACATTATATGTGAGCTGAGAAGACTCGCCAAAGTAACTGCCCATATTATGAGTAGTGTTGTAGCGAGCAGCCGATAGATTATTGAGCGATTGGTTAGAGTAGAGGTTGTAAAATCGTATATTGGACACATGTCTGACGGACTGACTTTGCCGTATGGAGTTGACAAGTGGCCATACGTTCTCGTACAGACGTTTAGGTTCTGAGAGCCACCATTTTCGGACGATATTTCCATCATCACCTATGCTGGATTTGTAGTAGTTTTCTCGGATTACAGTAGACATTATTATCCTCTCATAGTCGGATTAGTAAGTAAATAGTCCCCGGTCTCGGACCCCGGCATACGGATCTCTTCATCCATAGCACCGCCCGGGTTTTCTGTTGGGTCCGGCATGTCCAGAAAGTCATTGCCTAGATTAACAGTAACCTGTCCATAACTAAAGCTGTCCACCTTGTACTTTCGGGCTACCTTAATCAGCTCCTCAAACATTCCCAAATCCATCTTCAAAGTCGTTTCCCCAATCTCCGCCTTCATAATATTTCTCCTCGTCGGTTCGTCCATCCATATTAATTCTATGAGCCACTTGATCCTCGATAACGTCTTCCGGGTGTGCAGGTAACAGCATCGGCTGGGCAGTATAGTTCCTGGCGAACCTCCAGTTGTAGAGCCCGGAATCGCACAGGTGGTTTTCGCATGAAGGATGCTCGACCGTCTTCAGGTTGTTCGGGTCTTTTATCAAGTTGCCAAGTTCTTCTTGGTAATCTTCGGTAGCGTCCTTAAGAAGCTTAATCTTTCCAAGGATAAAGTCGGAGTTCATGAACCCGATATACTCCATCTTATCCCGCTTGTCCGCGGAATGGATGGTCACGTCATACAGAGCGAAGCGAACCTTAAGGGTCTCGACTACCTGTTTTGAAGCGTTATCAATGACCACAGTATGGATGTCATAGTCCTTAATGAACTCACGCATAGTTTTAACAACATCATCAATGATCTGTCCTTCTTTCTTAAAGGACTTTATGAAGTATAGATTTTCGTCATGGAAGTAATACCGGCTTAAAACATAGGCGGTAGCATCATTGTAACCAAGGTCCATACCAAGAACCTGTCCATCTATCTCGCCCTTGGGGAGCTCGTCGATAAGGTTTCGATCAGCCTGGAATTTGTATATCAGATTATCCATGTCCTTGACCCAGATGGCCTTATACATTCTCAGGAATCGGGGAGTTTCCTCGACCCGCGGATCCCGCTCCTTCAGGAGGTCAATCCTCTTCCTCCACTTGTCTTTCATGTAGGGATTGTCGAGTGTGTCCCAGGCATGGTTGGTCCACCCCGGCTCCCGCCCCTCCGTTACTTTGCAGAAAAATCCTTGCCAGAACACCGTGGGTGTCCCGACGATATCAATACATCCCTCGAAATCGGCCACGGCTGGCTCGAGAAATTCGTAGATCATGTCGGCCAAATTTTGGGTAAACGACCCGGCTTCGTCGATACAAACGTATGGGTATTTGCCCCCAAGGAATTTGTCCTTCTCCTTCTGAGAACTATCAGCGCCGGCAAGCTTCAGCAGGGAGCCATTGGGTAAATCTATCTCGAGAACCGACTGCCGCTCGACAATTTCGATACCGTACTGCCGCGCGATCTCCAGTATCACGTCCCTCCACATAATCCGTTTGGCTGATTCTTTTGTCAGCGAGATATACAGGATTGTGGAACCGGGAAAGTCATAAGCCTTCTTATACATCTTCAGGCCAACGGCGTAAGACTTCCCAGCTCTTCGGGGGCACAGTGCCGAGCCGAGAGGTGAGTTGTCATTGATAAACGCTAACTGCTGAGGGAATTTCTCAGACCCGAAGGTGATGGCCTGTACCTTTGCGGCGGCCATCTCATTAGCAGAACGGAGCTCATCAAGTCTCGCCAGCACCGCCAAAGCTTGTTCCTTAGTCTTTATTGGAAGGCTCATCCGACTCCAGTTCAATTACACAAGGTGAACATATCCAGGCAATTTCTGGTTCGGAGTCATCCTTCAAACGCGGAGCAAAGGTGACCTTCCTAACTATGGTGTGGGTTCTGCAGATTCCGCACATCTTCCTCTTAGTCGCCATGGTGTTTCTCCGAAAACATTTGTCTTATCTGTGCCCGCAGGATCTTGAGAGTTTTCTTGAGCTCAGTGTTCTCCAGAGAGATATGTCTCCCTTCCTCCCGAGCTATAGCCGTGGCCTGCACCAATGCCCCATAGGTAGACCCCTTCTGATTCTCTTCGAGATGAACCAGATAATCCTTCATGGCATCACTGTAAGCCCGCCTTGGATTCTCCGCGAACTGGAAGGATTTAAACTCTGGCCTCTTCATGCACACCACCTGGCAAATTTAATCTTCTTAGATTTCAGAGCCTCTTTAGATATCTCGCATCCATTGCTCGCATGGTGTAGCAACACATCATGATACAGATCATCCTCCAGGATATGTGCTCTCTCATCATCCTGAATTGAAAAGGATTCGATGTCTTTCAGCCTTGCCTTGATCGCTTCTACTTCCATCACTTTACCCGCCAATGGATTACGTTATAGAGAGTGGTGAATACTGACTTCATGTCGAGTGGCCAATCCTTCTTACGCATCTCAACCACATTACCTCTGACAACTATGTCGTACATAACAGAACTGAAATAGTTAGTCTGAGTAGTTCCTACCTTCACAGCATTGGCGAACATGATATCCTCAACCCTTTGGATCTCATCAAAGATATCCTGATGGTCTGTACTAATTTTCTTCTTTGTTGTCTTCTTTGCCATGGGCAGTCTCCAATAAGTAGGGATTAAATAGAAAGTCTTTACCTTTAACATCATTAGTGCGGTGAGTCGCAACAACTTTACCGCCTGAAGAAGCTACTTCAACAAGAAGCGAGCCCAGTCCCATCCTTCTATAATCTGATTTGATATAAATGTAGTGTATGATTGCGGGTTCAGATGACTCCCAGACGATGTAGCCTGCAATAATTGAGGGATGTTCTTTAGGTGTGGCAACAATAGTGTGAGCATTATCTAATATCTTATATAGAATTTGCTTCTGCCCATCGTAATACTCAGTTTTGGGTATACTTCTATGGTAAGGACTTCCAGCTCTCAAGGAAGTCAACCAACTATGATAGACAAAACTCAATTCGTCTTCCTCTATTGCACGAAGTATAACTAAATCTTCTATCAAAGGAACTCCCGAGTACAGCCACTATGGCATATCATTAATCTTTGTAGGCCGAAAAAATTTTAGGGACATTGGATATACGATAAACTAGCTAAAATAAAAAATCCTATAAATGTTAGTGGTATGTGGAGCATGGGGTACCCATTCCTTTAGCGGGGGTACCCCCTCCGATTTTTCATTTCTCAAGATATATCATATATATCAATAGGTTATATATAAATCAAACGTCCGTACTCATTCCTCGGATCCCTTCTCTTGTAGGAATTTGATGGCATCAGAACCCATGTCGATGACCTGGACGTCTGTCATCTTCTTTAATCCCTGCATGTAGGCCGTGATATTTATCTCTTCCTTTGGTTTCCCTATCAGTCTGTCGAGAATAAACGTCAACCGTCTGTCATCGCCACCTTCTACTGCCTTCATGATGATTGAAGCTATAGCTTTACTAATCATCGGTGCTGACTTAGATACCATCACAGCGTGAAGCTCCTTCTCAGTCATCCAAAGATGTTGATTAAGTAAACCTTCAAGATGCGCTTTGGTAAGATTAGTAGCAGCCTTTAGATCCTTATGAATTATTTTTCTTCCCGCTCTGTTCCGATTAGCAGGTTGATTCTCTTTACTAAACAAAGCCATAGATATATCCGTGTAAAACATCGTTAAACACTACGCTAAGATGGCAATATAACAGATAAATATATTTGTGCAAGTAATAGAAGAGATATATCTAATTAATCCTTGACGCAGGAAGATATATTGGATATATCTTAATCACTGAGAAGGTACAGCAACGCATCAAAACAGAGAGATCAACACATGAAACAAGTAATAAAGAAGTTATTCAAAGAGCTAGAGAGTCAAGAGTACACATATGTTTCAAGCATGGAATTATATGTCTTCTGTGAGAATTTCTTTCCGGAAGTAATAGCGATGAATCTGCCTGATAGTTTTTACTCAGACATGACAGACTTTTTCAATAAAAATATCTAAACCGATCGGGAGCCACATCGGCTCCCTTCCCCTTATAGACAGAGAGACAGAGACATGAAAGCACACCAACTAATAGAATTTTTAACATTAATTGAAGACATCAAGCCGTCATATATGTCAACGGAAGAAGCTATCAGAGACCTGGAGTTCACCGAAAATATACTGGCTAATGTTTCTGGCTTGAACAGGCTCAGGAAGAAATGGAAAGAAGTTCTTTCTGATCGTATGCAGAACAGCTAATCAATCAGCCCTTGACTCCGATAGAGAGTCAAGGGCTCAACCATAAGAGGTACAGAATGAGTTATTTATCAGAGCGACTAATAAA